AGACTTACAGCAGCTGGCACAAGAGCAATGTTTGGTTTAGTTAAAGCAGGAATAGATAGATCAAACGGTGAACCAAGGTTAGGACGTAGACGCAGTTTAAAAGGTTGGGTTTCTTGGCAAGTCCGCAGGTTTATAGATTTCTTAAAAACAGAAGCAACCGCAGCAATAGTAGTAAACTTAGCAGGTCGTTATCAACCCTTGCGAGAATTATTTTTAGATTTCTTAAGTCAAGAATATGTTGCCCAGATAGCAGAAGGCGGGTTTGTTGCAGGTGAAGCAGTAGAAACAATTATAAGACGTAACTGGCCTGACTTTGCAGGAGGTACTGCAAATTATGATTCTATTAATAACTTCTTGCAGAATGAACTAGGAATGGACATGGATCGAGGTGCTCAAGTTGATGGCGCCGGCGGCGATGTAAATCCAGTTGATCCTAATGATACTAATCTAGCAGATGAAATTTAAATAAGAGGCATTCCGGAACTCTTTGCAAGTTCAATATTTTCTTTTACAACTTTATCTAGTATAAGCATATCTTCTAAATCTGTATCATATAATAGAGTTGAAGCATCTACTCCTCCTCTGAGATACCATGACATTTTATATGCTTGATGTTTTATTTGTTTGATTTCATTTTCATAACTTTTTGCAAGTTCATCGATTTCAGAACTCGAGAGTGTTATGATACTCTGGAGAAAAAATTTGAGTAATCCAAATTAGGTTTAACTTTATCTTTGTGATTACATTCACTACATTCGATTTCGGTTTCTGGAACAATCATCTTTTTATTATTTTCAGTGTATAATTTTTGAATAGCATCAAAAAAATCGCCTTCACTGTTTAAAATAAAATCTTTTATGAATACTGGATTTTGTTCGCTATCACCTTCAGGAGTAATAATTTCTGTACATATACTACAAATTAAATTTTTTGTCTGTTCGTTAATTTGTTCATATAAATTGTTTAAAACCTTTGTTCTTTCTTCTGCATCTTTAATAGTATCTGTAACTTCATATGCTGCCCTACGAACTTGAGTTGAAGTTACTTGATTATCAACAACTTCTCTATAATTAATAGGACGTAGTCTAAAAATAAAATCCTTAACTTTTAATTCGTAAATAGGAGCAACAGATCCTAAATGATCTAGCAACCGTTGTAAAGGTAGTGCAAACGAATCTTCATTTTCACACTTTGAACATTTGTGAGAAATAGTTAAAGAATCTCCGTAAGAAGCAATTCTAATAGCAGTCAAGATATAATCAAGATCTCTATTTGTAACTGACCATGCATCTTTAATACTTGGTATACAGTTCTGAATAATACTTACAGTAGCGTTACCGTTAAGCAGAGCATCAGGTGTTTTGGTTAATATTTCGTCATTAGCAGTCATGCTGTAGACTTCAAGCTCTTCGGTTTTTTCAAGAGCTCCTTTTTTATACCATTGGCCTTTACTTGGAAGATCGATATACAATTTAGGCTGTCTACGATACTTTTGTAATGGGCTTTGATTTGTTTCCATGCATTTATTCCCTAGGATAAATATATTATACAGTTTTATTTATAGATCGTAAAACCCTTGGAGATTAGATTTGAGTTTAGAAGAAAACCAAGAAGCCCTTGAACGTAATACCGGTGCGATTAATGATGAGCGCGGCGTTCGTGAGCGCCTTACACGAGCCTTAGACGGTCTTGGGGGTGTAGTTGGCGGTATTGTTAGAGGTGCTCCTCAGTCATTTGCTCCTATTATAGACGCAGTACCAGGTTTACAGCGTTTTGCAGGCATGATGCAATTTGCCGAAGGTTATATAGATGTTTGGAGATCGCTAACTGATAGAGGCATAAATTTCGGTAATAGACTGGATTATATGATAACAGAAGTCGGTGAAGCACAGCTTCAAATGCAAGACTTTATGAAAATTACCCAAGACAATACTATTGCAATGACTGGCATGGGCGGTGTTGTTAATCGTGGTACAGAGATATTCTTAAAAAATCAACAAGCGTTTATGGAACTTAACGGAGAATTTAGACCATTAAGAGAACGTTTAATGATGTTGGGTATGACAACCACAGACATAGGTGAAAGATTTGCAGAGTTTGATAGAATTGCCACATTACAGAATTATCGTTCTAGATTAGACGGCCCTGATAGAAACAGAGCAGCAGCTGAATTTGCTGAAAACTTAGACGAACTAGCACGACTAACCGGTAAGCAAGTTGACCAGTTGGCAGAAGAAGCAGCAGAACTTGCTCGTGAAGGTAACGTGTTTGCCTTCAGTCAAATGATTAATGATAGAGTCAGAGGTGAACTAAATTCTGGGCTATTGAACATGGGACAGCTAGGAGACGAAATTGGTGCATACGCTAAAGACATGATCACTAGAGGATATCCGGATCCAGACGATCCTGAAATGGCATTAATAAACAGTCAAGCCGGCGCAATGAGAGAAGCGTTACTTAATGCAAGAGAAGCACTTCTCGATGGTAATAGAGGTTTAGCTAATGAATATTTTAAAATAGCTAGAGCTGAAGGACAACGTTTACAAGACAACGGAACCTTCCTACAATTAGCGATTCATAGAAATGCAACTGAAATGACACAAGCAGCTACAAATATTTTATCAGCAGGACAAAGAGCTGCAATGGTACAGTCAAGAGATATTATTGATCAAGAAGCTAGAAAAATATTTGGAGACGACTATACAGGATCTGCAGACCAATTGGTTAGAGCAACAGAAGAATTAATTAGAACTGATAGAGCAGGACAATTAGAAGGTTTACCAGGTGAAGGCGATGATGCCGAGGCAAGCAGAAGATTATTACAGGATTACATAAAAACTTTAATTGGAGCACAAGATACTGCTGCTAACTTACAAGGTGAAATGGTTAGATTAACTGTTTCAGGAGTTAGTTCAGCTCTTCAAAGCATTACCGATTCATTAAATGGTTTTGATATAAACAAGACTGTAAACGATGCACTTGCTAATGCAATAGGATTAGGCACATCACTAGCACTAGGAACTACGGATGTTGCAAATCTGCAAAGAATGGCTGATCAAAGAGTTAGATTGCTTACAGAACTTGCAGATACTTTAGAAGGCGATCAGGCAATAGCAGTGCAATCAGTAGCTGATGCAATTCAAAGTGCTGCGGCGGCTTATGCAAATGACCCAACACCTGAAAATCAAACAGCACTTGCAGATGCTATGGCTGCATCAGCAAGAACTATAGAAGCAAATCGAGATGTTTTCGTTAATGGACAAAACGTAACCATTGGTGGATTTGATGTAACAACTTTTGCTAATATTTTAGACGATATTGTACGCAGACTTAACTTAGACGATGATGATGCTAATGTAGGTACAATGGGATTATACGGAAGTTTATTTAAAAACTTTGGTCGAGAACGTAAGATTAATGTACACGGAGTTGAAGCTATAACCACACCAAGGCAAATGGCAAGTTTAATGGAAAACGCTGCTTTAGGTGCACTATCTGCTTCTGCGCAAGTTATGGATCAAACAAATGCCAGGAATACTACCGGCATGCTTTCAGGTATGTTAAATACATTAAGGACAACATCTGAAAGTATGAGCCAAGGAAATAACCCTGCTACTGAATTAACAAGTGCTATGACAAATTTACCTAATCAATTAAGAATACCTTTAGAAGAAGCTATGAATAATACACTTGTTCCTAAATTAGAACAATTAATAGGTGTAAATGCAGAACAGCTTGGCACTAGCGGCGATATAAAACGAGGTTTAAATAATTTGCAAGGCGATATGTTGAGGAGCGTATAAGTGAGTTGGAAAAAATATTTTACACCAGTGCCAACTGGAAATACTATTGATGGAGCGTACAGCCCAATAAACGGAGCAGGTTCGTCTGCTAAACCAGGACCAGCACGTTCTAACTATTCATCATATCTACCTGACGTTTATGTTGGTTCTCCTAACCGTGTTGAGCGTTATGGTCAATACAACACAATGGACCAAGATTCAGAAGTAAACGCTGCTCTTGATATCCTTGCTGAATTTTGCACACAAATTAATGATGAAAACAAAACTAATTTTAAATTTAATTTTTTTAAAGATGCAACTAATTCTGAAATTACAATTCTAGGACAATATCTAAAGCAATGGTGTAAAACACAAAAATTTGAAACACGTATGTTCCGTATTTTCCGTAATGTATTTAAATACGGTGATGCAATTTTTATTAGAGATCCAGAAACTAAAAAATGGTTCCATGTAGATCCTGCAAACTTAACAAGAATTATTGTAAACGAATCTGAAGGAAAGGTTCCTGAACAATACATTATTAAAGATGTAAATCTAAACTTTAAAGATATGGTTGTAACAACACCTTATCAAACAAGTGGAAACATACAAGGCGGCGGCAATCCACAAACAGGTTATTTCACTGGTAGTGGTCGCGGTATGGTAGGAAATGCACAACAACAAGCCGGAAGTAGATTTAATATTGAAGAAGGCGAAGTTGCGATTGATGCAAAACACGTTGTACATTTAAGTTTATCAGAAGGCTTAGACCAAAACTATCCATTTGGCAATAGTCTACTAGAAAGTATTTTCAAAGTATATAAACAAAAAGAATTGCTAGAAGATGCGATTATTATATATCGTGTACAAAGAGCACCAGAAAGAAGAGTATTCTACGTTGATGTGGGCAACATGCCTTCACACCTTGCGATGCAGTTTGTGGAGCGTGTTAAAACGGAAATACATCAAAGACGTATCCCATCCGCGACAGGTGGCGGCCAGAATGTCATAGACAGCAGTTATAATCCACTGTCAATTAACGAAGATTACTTCTTCCCACAAACAGCAGAAGGCCGCGGCTCAAAAGTGGAAACATTACCAGGTGGTACTAACCTAGGAGAAATTGATGATCTTAGATACTTTACTAATAAGCTCGTACGCGGCTTACGAATACCTTCCAGCTATTTGCCTACGGGTGCTGATGACGGAGCAACTTCATTCCAGGATGGAAGAGTTGGAACTGCTTACATACAAGAGTTAAGATTTAATAACTATTGTGAACGTTTACAAGGTTTAATTACAGAAGCATTTAATCAAGATTTTAAACGCTATCTATTAGAAAAAGGTGTAAATGTTGATACTGCAATGTTTGACTTAGAATTCCAAGAACCACAAAACTTTGCAGCATATAGACAATCAGAATTAGATAATGCAAGAATACCTAGCTTTACACAAATACAACAAATACCATTTATGAGTAATCGCTTTGCGTTAAAACGATTCTTAGGTATGAGCGCAGAAGAAATTGCAGAAAATGAACGTATGTGGAGAGAAGAAAATGACGAAAATCTAGGATCACCACAAACTGACAGTGCAGGCGAAATGCGAACAGCAGGAATTAGTTCTGCAGGAATTGGTGCTGATCTAGGCGCGGGTGAAGATATCGATACAAGTCAAGAGCCTGCTCCACAAGATGGTGGAGCAACTACTCCACCTGATACTGCAACAGGACAAGATATTGGCGGTGGTGCAACTGCGCCAGCAGGCGAACAGACAATTTAAAGACTAAATACTTACATGATACTAAGAGAACTTTTTTATTACGATAAAGAAACGCTTGAGCCCACTGAAGATGACTCATATGATCCTCAGTACGACGACTCAATCGTAAAAAGTTCAGACACAAGAAAAACAAGACTAACACTCCGTCAGATCAATCGCGCAAGAAAATCTGCTGAAGTACATACAAAAGAACAAGCTAATGAATTAGAATTTGTTCGTCAAATGTACGGATTAGCAGCAAACGCAACTGACGGTGGTCTTTAATGTCAAAATTAGATAAAACTCAATATACAAAAGAAGAAGCAAAACAAAAGATGGCAGAACGCCGTCGACAAAAAGAACTTGAGCAACATCAAAATTTAAAAGAAGCTATTGTACCTAGACGAGTTAGTAATAGAAAGATAGCATTTGTTTTAGGAAACGGTACTAGTAGAAAAGATATTGACCTAGATAAATTAAAATCATTAGGAAAAGTATATGCATGTAATGCTGTTTACAGAACATTTCGTCCAGACTATCTTGTAGCAGTAGATGTAAAAATGATTCTTGAAATTAGTAAAACTGGATTTCAAAATCACAATGAAGTTTGGACTAATCCAAACAGATCTTATCAAAATTTAAAAAACTTTAATTACTTTAGTCCTAGTAAGGGATGGTCGAGTGGTCCTACTGCATTATGGTTAGCTACTCAACACAATTATGATACAATTTATATACTAGGGTTTGATTACAAAGGATTAGACGACGGAAAAAAATTAAACAACTTGTATGCCGATACAAGAAACTATAAAAAGTCAACTGACGGCGCAACTTTTTTTGGAAATTGGATGCGTCAAACAATGTCGGTAATTAAAGAAAACCCTCAAATACAGTTTAATAGAGTAATACAACCAGATAACTATCAACCCGAAGAACTAAATAAGTTTAGCAATTTTAAGAACGAATTGATAGTAGATTTCCAAAAAACATTGGAGATTTTCTAATATTTTTTAAAAATGGCTCGTTTTGAGCCTATTATCCACGTATATTTTCCCTATATGTTAAATACAACTGACAGCCTTACCATAGGTAAAACATTTATAGGAGAAAAAAATGGCAGATCTTAACAAATTTGAAGAAATGCTCGAGCGCCTAGTTAACGAAGACAAAGCAGGTGCTGAAGAGCTCTTCCACGAGATTGTGGTAGAAAAATCACGCGAAATTTATGAAAACATTCTTGAGTCGGATCTAGATGACGAAGAAGTAGATGAAGCTACTGATGAAGAAGTTGATGAGTCAGACGACGAAGAAGTAGATGAAGCTACTGATGAAGAAGTTGATGAGTCAGATGATGACGAAGAAGTTGACGAAGGTTTTAACTTAGACGAATTCGAAGTTGAAGCAGATCCAATGGCAGACATGGGCGGCGATCCAGCTGATGACATGATGGCAATGGTTGGCGCAGACGACGAAGGCAGCGAAGAACCAGAAATGGACATGGATAGCGAAGAAGGCGAAGGCGATATGGAAGATCGTATTGAAGACCTTGAAGACGCATTCAAAGAATTACAAGCTGAATTTGATGCAATGATGGACGGCGACGAAGCACCAGCAGACGACGAAGGCGACATGGATATGGATATGGACGCAGGCGACGAAGAAG